TTAGCCGGCGCGGGTTGGCGTACCTTGCTGATAAGAAGGTTAATATCCACAGTGATCACATTGGGGTCTGAGCTAGCGGCTATCAAGTAGAATATCTCCCTGACAAGCGCTTCGGAGACATGGCTGTCTTTGATGTCGAAGTTAGCCAGCTCGTATTGTGGGGGCACCTCGTACGCCGAGGTGATGGTTGTACCTGTGGTAGTTAGCACAACGGTTGAACCCAACTCATCGTTGCGAACCCGCAACCGCAACCCCTGGGCAGTAACATAGATGAATAGCGCCTGGTGGTCTTGGGTCAGAATGTTTAGCTGCATGAAGTTCTCCTAGTGTGCATGGCCCCAGCTGGAGCCAAATGAAATATCCGCCTTGAGAGGAACTCTCAAAGGCTGTGTGTGATCTCCAAATGGGTGAGTCATGTACCGCTCGTAGCGGTCCACAAACTCAACGTCGTGCTGCAGGTGTTCGGGTACCTCGAGAACGATCTCGTCGTGCACCTGATTAACCATGCGAACACCCTGCTCCCAGAACCACCTGTCGAAGAAGATACGAATCTGCGCCGCCTTGGTGATCTCCGCGGCGTGCCCTTGGATAGGGTGGTTACCCGCAGCTCGCATGCCCTTATTGTAGTCTTTGCGGGAGTAGAACTCCGACTTGACCTGGGCTATCTGGCGGATTCTGCCGAAGCAGGTAATTACGTAGTAGTGCTCGTCGCAGAAGTTCTTCACGCCATCGAAGTAGCTCAATAGGTTCGGGTAGGCTTCCCAGTAGAGCGTGAGGATATCATCGGCTTCCTCGACCGATATCCCCAACTCGGTGGAGAGCTTGTACGCCGTGGCGCCGTAGAGCACCTCGAAGTTGATGACCTTGGCCTTGCCGCGTAGTTTGAGCAGCTTCTTGTGATACTCGTTTAGCTCTTGGTTCGTGTCTTTGCGGTTGATGGCGTCAATGATGTCCTCATAAGGTACCTGGAACATGAGGTGCGCCGTCCAGGAGTGCATGTCTCGCCCTTCCTGGATAGGTACAAGCATCTTGGTTTCGTCGGCTTCACTGGCCGCGATACGCATCTCCAGCTGGCCGTAGTCGCTGTCACCAATGACGTACCCCGGCGGGGCGATGAAAAGCTTTCTGATCTCGAAGGTGTCGTCGTCTTTGGGGACGTTCTCGAGATTAGGTTCCCTTGAACTTAACCGCCCGGTACTTGCTGTGTGTTGATAGTAGCTGGTGTGGATACGTCCTTCGTCATCGGAGAGCTTGAGGTACTGCTTTATGTAGCTCCCCATCTTGCCCAGGTAACGAAACTCCAGCAGCAGCTTGGAGATCTCGCAGCCACCTTTGGCCCGTTCCGCTAGTACCTCTTCATCGATGGATGGCTGCTTGTTACCGCTCTCACCACCGTCAGTGAGCTTCTTGGGCTTCTCACCCTTGTCATCTAGCCAGACACCACCAACTTTTTTGTAGAAGAGCCCAATGATCTGCGGGTTGGAGTCAGGATTGATGACCCTACCTACCAGGTGAGCGATCTTCTTGCGGAATTCATTCCGTTGTTTGTCCAGCTCATCGATGGTTGCTATGGCTCTGTCGCAGTCAAGCAGGGTTCCTCGACGCTCCATGTGCCACAGAACGTCATGCATGGGCTGCTCGAGTTCTACGTAGTAGTCCATCAATGTGCCAAACGCCGACGGAAAGGCCGCTAGCTCGTCGATCAACTCAAAGAAGAGTTGGTAAGTAGCCCAGGCATCCAGGCTGGCGTAGGCGATAACCTTGTAGGGGTCTGTCTGATAGAACCCACGAAGTTTCTTACCAATGTCGGTCTCAGCGCTATTAAACGTCTTACGGAAAGAAACCATCTCGAGCCCGAACATGCTGAGCATGCATTCCTTCAGGCCGTGAGGTTGATTGTCGAACCGTATGGCGTGCATGACCTGAGTATCGAAGCACCGGAAATTAGTTCTGCCGCCGTTGGCAAAGTCTACCCCGGAGTTGAGCAACATCCAGCGGTCAAAGTTGACGTTGTGGAATATGAAGCTGCGGTTGGGGTCTTCCAGGAATTTCTTGAAGTGGGGTAGCACCGCTCGGGACAAGCACCAACGGTTGATTCCGTCGGACAGTGACCAGAACACAACAACACTGGCTTCTTGTTTGACGCCCTTTGTTCTGGGCAGGCCGGTAGTCTCTGTGTCTATAGCAAGCAGGAGCGTGTCCCTGAGTTCATGCAGTAACGTCTCGGGAGAGATGATCTTCAAATCGGGGCACATTGCCTGAATGCGTGCGGCTTCGTCCCCTACCTCTACTAGTATCGGCTTTGGTAGCTTCTTGGCGAGAGCGGAGACAATCGGAGCAATAGCTCCGTGTGTTGGTCGAGGAAGGCTAATCATGGCAACCTCGGTAAGAAGAGGTGGGCCGGGATTACCCCCAGCCCACCTCAGCTAGTTACTTGTCGTAGGAAACGGCTGTGCTGCGCTTGGCCTGCCCCTGCTTGGGGTTCTGGCCGCTGTCTTCTGGATCGAAGACGTTTATGCGGTGCATCTTCGCAGCCTGGCGAGACGGCGGCGATTCGCACAGGAACTGGAAGTCGATGGGCTTGGCCATCTCCTGCTGACCCTGATCGAGCGGACGTAGCACCCACTGCTTGACCACGATGGCGGAGGAATTGCCTTCGCCTATGCGCTGGATATAGACGTCTACGTCGAATAGGGACGCGCGCTCAGGCTTGTCGCACCCGCCCTGAGCATCCACGATTGTGCCGTGATAATCCACAGTGGGGGCCAGGCACTCCAAGTTCTCTACCGGGTAGACGTCCTTGTTGCAGTGCGGGCACGCTGCCAGCGTACCTTCAGAGCCCGTGTACTTGCGACGCTCCTCGAGCTCTTCTTCTGAGATATCTAGCATCACCTTCTTGCAGCTGGGGCACTTGTAGCTGCTGGGGAAGATGTAACCCTCCTTGCAGCCGCGGCACTTGTGGCCTAGTTCGGTGTTTGCAGTCAGGAGGTTGTTATATGGGCCGTAGCCTTTGTCGTTGTAGCCCGGGTTGTAGTACGACATGTAGCCCGGCTGGGTCGCGGAACCCTTGCTACAGAGGGAGCAGTTCTTGCCGGTGCAAGGCTCGAAAGCCTCGTAGGCCGTGTTCTCGTCGTTCTTCTTGTGGAAGGTACCAAGCCGCAGGAAGTTGTGGGCGAAGCTCATCTTAGCCCAGCTCTTGGTCTCTTCTTCGTAGTGGCATACCAGACAGGGGACGTCCTTACGATTGCCTCGCCAGCAGTTGCAGGCGACGTATGTTCCCTTGCCGGTCTTGCCACCGCCGTCGATCCAGGCTCGGAAGTTGATTGCTGCAGGCTGTGTGTCCTTCAGGACTCCAGTGTTGCCGCAGAGAACAGTTCGGCCATCCTTGCCCTTGAGGATCTTACCGCCCGGGGCGTACAGGTGGTTACGGCAAGTATAGTTACCTTCTGCGTCGCAGGATACGTAGCCACCACAGCTCTCTGCCTCACAGATGCCGTAGTTACCAGCGACAAATCTTCCCCAAACGGGCTGCTCAGTAGGCCGCCACTCAGATGAGAAGCTTACCTTTGGCTTGTCGTTGCCCTTACCGTCTTTGTTGCCCGTGTAGGGCTTGCTAGGTGGACGCTTGGTCAGACTACGTGCGGCAAACGCGCGCGTGGCCTCGAACTTTACTGGTTTCATTTAGTTCTCCGGTAGGAAAGTTGTGACGCTTCTATTGCTTCAGTGATTTCTGCTTGGTTCAACGCGTCGGGCTGGAGTTTACCACTTCTTGGGTACTTGGCTACCCTAACCTGGCGCGATTCTTTGAGCGCTTTTATAGCGCGCTCTACACCGTTTTGGCCCGCTGTGTCCTGATCAAGAAACAAGACGATGTCGGAACCCAAGGTGAGAAGCATCTCGGTCTGCTCATCCGACAGGTAGGATCCCATGAGGGCTACCGTGTTGGGGTACCCGTGCTGTATGCACCACAGGCACGCCTTGAATCCTTCGGTTAGTATCACGGGGCCAGTACCACCCAGGTGAAAGACCTCCGGGTAGATGTTGTGCAGGTTCCACAAAAACCAGCTCTTGTTGACCTTGCCTTTGGGCGGGTTTTCTAGGAAGGGCTGAAGGTGCGTTGGCCCGTAGAGCATGTAGCTATTCTCAAACCTACCTGAGATAGCTACTAGCCTGCCCAGGTGGTCCCTGATTGGGTAAACAGGGCAATTGTGTATGAGGTCGAATCCGACCTCATACACACGTAGTATGTCTTTGTCAAACCCTGCAGCTAGTAATTCACCTGGACACCACCGGAATACCCCCATAAGTTCTTCCGGCAGGGGTACGACTGGCTGAGATGCCAACGCCTTTTTGCTAGCCGACTTCTTGTGCGGCAGGATGAATTTTGTCGCTGCAGTTATAAAACGGTAGTCCGCCCCAAGATCCTTGAGCAGTTGGGGGAACGATCTGCCTTTGTTACACGCGTGGCAGAAAGATACCCCCGTGGCGGCGCTAACGTAAAAGGACGGACTGGTTTCTTTGTGGAATGGGCAGAGGTACCTTAGTTCCTCTCCTCCCCCACGAGGTGGCCCTAAGTACCTCTCTAGGAGGTTTCTTATCTCGCTCATACAACCCTACTTTGTGGGCAGGTGTCCGAAGATGGTTTTCTTGGGCGCCTTGGCTTGAGGAAGCTGAGAGGTACTTGGCGCCACCTGTGTATTCGGGTCAGGTCGTTTTTCAGGTGTGTCCACCAGGTCTTGATCTAGGTAGTCAAAGCTCACTGCCGGGGCATACACGATTCGTATACCCTTACCATGTCGCTCTCGGCATGCAGCTACGTGCAACGACAAGCTACCTTCCCAATCGTTGACGACTCGAATTGCTGTGTCGCAGTCCTGAATCCAGGAAGGGCTCATGGCGATGGATGCTGTGCCACGCCCTGCTCCGCGTAATTCCTGTGCTTTGCGCTCGTTCTCCTGCGTGATGGCGATGATGGGTATATTCGCCGCAATAGCGAGCGCCTTGAGGTTTTGTGTGAGTTGGGTGATGAACTTCCAGTCTGATGATCCCGACAAGTGATACGCGCTATCGACGACGACGATGTCAGGTTTCCATTCTTCTATCTTGGTTCTGAGCATCTCGATAGAGCTCTTGCTGTCTTTGATCTCCGAGCTCATGCCGCGGGTGAAGATCATTCGCCGCAGCGTCAAGCTGCTCTTAGCCTCGTGTTCAAACCCAGCCAGCGTATCGCCAAGCTGTTCTAACTCCTTGTCACTTAACTCAGCTTTGCTGAAGCGGTCGTCGTCGATATCGCTCAGTATCATTGCCGTGCGGCGCTTTAGCTGCTCGTAGGTCATCTCTCTCGAGTAGACCAACACCTTCAGATGTCGCTCTCTGTAGAGGTAGGCGCCTATGAGTAGGCCTATCCATGTCTTACCGCTCTTAGGCACTCCGTAGAGCGTAATGAGCTGCCCCTTGTCCAGACCACCTATGGAGTTAGTGAGCTGGGGCCATGGCCATGGGTAGCCCTTATACCCGCCGTTTGCCTGGATGCGGTGGTACTCCTCTTCGATGTAGTCTTTGATCCCTACGGCGAAGTCCACGTCTTGCTCCTGCACTGACGCAGACAGCACCCTGACCTGCTCCATCATGACCGCCAGGGCAGCTGCTGGCTCAGATTCAATGAGGTCGCTGATATCCCCAACGGCCAGCTTAAGGCCCTGCTTGAGCTTCTCCGTTTTGAGGGCGTCGATAAGCCCACCAATGCTGTAGGTTGGCTTAGCAAACTCAAATGTGTTGTGCCGTTCTTTGATGTGCTCCGCGGACATGACCTCGCCGTAGTGAAACGGGGAGTGATACCACTCCCAGATGTCCTCTATGACAAGTTGGTCCGCTATGGATTCAGTAGAGAAGGTCTTCTTGGTGATGCCCTTGTCTATGAGCTCCTTGAGGTTCTTTTCCTGCACAACGGCGGTAATTAGTTGTCTTGCCCATGAACTCACCTAGGCCCCCTATTCAGTCGAGTATTCCATCAGTATCTGACAGCACACGGGTAGTTACCGTGTGCCCAGCGCCTGAGAAGACGGCGCTAGAGGCTATGTCAGATTCCATAGCCTCTATTAGCTCCCGCAGCTTCTTGCTGGTGACGTCACTCCACGGGCCAGCAGTCGTTACCTTGCCTGCAGTGCCACCACCCTCGAGTAGGTAGACGAAGCTAGCTTCTTCAATAACTGCAGGACTCGCGGTGGCAGGTAAGGTTACCGTGAACCCCAGCAGAGAAAACCCATTGATCTTCGGCTTTAGCCCTCGAATCATCGGGGATTCCTCTCGCTAAGTTGGCGTTCATACTCGTCTACGGCGTCCTGGATTAGGGAGTCAATGTTGCCCTTGATCTCCTCCAACCCATCCTGGACGTAGGTGTTAGCCAGGTCTGCTGCCACCAGGTACGCGGTATTCATTGCGTCCTCTGTTTGCGGGCAGTCAATACGAACCTCTACGAAGCTTTCTCCGGACACCCAGTAACCGTCCTGTATCTGCCGGCTAATGCCACGTTTTCGGCCAACGGCTATCTGAGCATCTCCGTCAGCGAGATCTTCGAGGGTAATGCTTAATGATTTGTCTGTCTCCATGAAAACGTCCCCCGTCTTCTTTCTCCATAGGAACACACGCGATTGAATGCTCGCCGTCGTGGGGAGCATGAATTACCCGAGGCGAGTTACAAGAGGCTTCGGCTTGAACACGCTGACGGAGTCTTCCCTGGTCAGAGCAGCTTCTCCAACCTCAGGATCGATGACTCCCAGCTCGATGAGCTTGAATACCTCATCGGTGTTGAGCTCTAGAACTAGCTGGGGGTGGGCCTCTAGAACCTGCGGGGCGTGGATGGCAATATCGCTGCTCACCTTGGAGACCACTCCGGGGTGGTTACTCACGAGATCTCGCTGGGAGGCAACGATGGCTTCTGGGTCGAAGCGCAAGAAGACCTTACGCTGCACCTTGAAGCCTCCCCCCAGGTCGATGGTCTTTTGTTGGTCCGTCGGATGAACCTCCCGACGGAGTACCTGGTCTACTTCTGTAAGTGTTGAGTTGTAGGCTTCAACAAGCTCAAAGTAGGTGGTGAACAGGCTGACGTTCTTTGCCTCAAAGGCCTGTAAGTCAGCCTTTGCTGTGTGAACAGCTGTAATGGCTGCGGATACGAGTTCACGAGAGTCCATGGATTTTACTCCGCCTGGTTGGTTTTGGCTCGTCGTACCAAAGCTTCCTAGCCTGGTCTACGAGCTGGAAGGCGAGCTTGATGTCTTCCTTGAGCAAGGTAAGCAAGCCGCCGCGATTGTGGTCTGGGTCTCTGAGTATAGTCGCTGGGTGAAGGGTTACTAGGACAGGTATGGTGTAAGTACCTTCCACACCGTCGAAGATCCCATCAAAGATCTGTCCTCGCTCTTTGGTAACAGCCACCTTGCGGCGTAGCAGCGCCGAGGCCGCTGTTTTACCCGAGGCGATAATCAAGTCAGGGTCTACAAGTCGGATGTGCTCCATGAGCCTGGGCCTACACGCAGCAAGCTCGCCATCATAGGGCACACGGTTATCTGGGGGACGGCACAGCACTGGGTTAGTTAGGTGGAGCTCTTTTACCAGCTTAACTCCGATGATGTCGCAGATGTCCTCGATGATCTTCCCGCTGGGTCCTTTGAACGGTACGCCGGACAGGTCTTCTTCTTTACCCGGGGCTTCTCCTATCAGCATAACCTTGGCATCCGGGGATCCGTCAGCGAAGGCCAACTTGGTCCTTGTAGCCCCCAGCGGGCATTTCTGGCACTCCAGCCATTGGGCGCGTAGTGCTCTCAGGGTGTTGTGCTTGTCCACTGGGTTTTTGCCAACGGGAGTTGTCATGCGGGTCTTTGCATCTGCTTGGGCATTGTGATTGCCCCTCCTGCTGTTGGCTGAATGGTGGCTACGTCATAGCCGCTGCTGGTGAGTTCTCTCTTAAGGTGACGACACATGGCTTTGCACGGGCCCAGGTTACGGTCCTCAAAGATGACAACCATTGCCTTGCCCTTACCTGCGTGCTGGCGTAGCGCTCTTCCCATGCCCTGGACCATCATGCGCCAGCTCTTGAAGGGGGTAATGAAGAACACGGTGTCCAGTGAGGGAGCGTCTAAGGCCTCTGATGCGATCTCTGCGGTAGCGAAGACGGTCTGTGCCGTCTGGAAGACGGACAGCCGCTTCTTCTGTGGCACCTTGCCGATGATGAGTTCCGCGGTAGGAACGAGCTCTTTTAGGTTCTGCAAGCCGGGTATGCTGTGGCCAAGCACAAGCAGCTTGCGGCCACTGGTTTCTGCTAGCCGTATGTGGCTCGCTATGATTTCGTTCCTTTCTTGGTTAGCCCCTAGTTCGGCCCTTAGCTTGGGGATGCTGAGTTCCCCCAGGCTGTCCCTGACTTTTTTGGAACTCAGGTCAACCGGAGTATCAATCTGCTGGAAGTAGATCGTTGGCTGAAGATCTTGAACCAGGTCTGAGTAGAAGATGCTGCCCAGGTGGTAGTAGTACACCGCTTCTGTGGCATCCTCCCTGTTGGGAGTTGCCGTCAACCCGTACCTAGCCCCCCAAAACAGGTCTGCTGTCTGCGAGAAGGTGGACGCCCCTAAATGATGCACCTCGTCGTAGATAACGGTGCCGTAGTATTTCCTGAACTCAATAGGCCAGTCGGCTAGTCGTTGTGTCAGGGTGTGTATCATGGCGAGTACCACGGGTTTCTGCCAGTCGAAGACAGGGCCTTGTACTCTCCCTGGAGTAATACCTAGGAACTTCTCTACAGCTTCTATCCACTGTTCCATGACGGCGCCCTGCGGGACAATTACCAGGGCTGGATACCCGCGCTGAGCGATCTTCTTAATCGCCAGCACGGTCTTGCCCAGCCCCGTAGCTAAGTTCAAGATGCCGTGGTTAGCCGCCGCAACAGCCGCCCAGGCCTTATCCTGCCCAGGCCTAAGTGTGATGCGGTCGTCAAAGGCTACCTGGGTAAACTGCGGCGTGCGGTCGATGATCTCGAAGGGGGCGTCAACGACGTCCAGGTACCGCGGGACAATCAGATGGTGTGGCGCTTCCTGCCACAGCACTAGGCGTCCCGTCTCTCCGACGTCAAACTCAAGACCCGCTTTGTATACCTGGGGGTTGATGTATTTCTTAGGTAGCCAAAGGCTGGTGTCTAGGTAGCCCTTATCTGGATCCCGGGGTAAGAACTCGTAGACGCGGTCAGCTTCCGAAGGTTTTCCCACAGTTCGAGCAGCACTTGGACGTTGCTTCACAGAGACCTCCGCAAGCCTGGCATCGTAGCATCAACTTTTTCTTCTGAAACAGGCGGTGGCCATCCTTCTCCATGAACCGTCCAGCTTCGTGAAGAGCAGCGGCGGATCCCGCACACGCCATACGTACCATGAGCTCTCTCTTGGGGTCATCGTCATGGGCCACAGTAACCACAACAGATGATTGAACAGGACGAGAAACCAGGGGTGATACCGGGGCGGACGTTTTAGCCAACGGTGTGTTTGGATTACTGGGCGTTGTGGGGGTAAAGGGACGCGTATAGGTAGGCTCCGGCGTATGAGGTGCTTGCCCACCGCGAAGGGCGGTTATGCGCTGCTGGCGAGCAACGGCGTCAGAGCAATCCCGTCGGTGAATGCACTCAAACCCACATAGGGGCGTTTCCGGGTCAAAGCGGTCTTCTTTGGAGAAGCACTCAGGCCGTCGCAGTCTCTCTTTGAGCGTTGTCTCAAGGCTCATAGTTGTCCTTTCTGTCGGTAGCTACGGTAATGTGGATGAGCATCCGCCTTATACCAGATGGATTGCAGGTTGACGTGTTGCGACCTCCGCTCGTAAGCTCTACTCATGCAGCGCCCCCTCGATTTTTATGCTGATGGTGGAGCCCTCCTACGGGAGACGGTTCCCTTTGAAAGCCTCCCGGACTTTGTCAAAGTGGCCAGCTACGTCGGAGGAACCGATCTGGATCCTTCTGGATACGCGGTGATCCTGGTTGGCGCTCAAGGAACACAGCCTGTGTTTCCTCGTATTGATCCGGGTAACACGGCTATCTCAACGTACTACCTACTCAACCAAGCGGATGATCTTCCCGAAGAGGTTGTTAAAGTAGCTGCTGCCAATTTGGCGGTTGCCTGTAAGAGCTTCGGCATGGATATCCCGCCCGAGTTGATGAAGCTAGCTGACTTGGGTGGAGATCCCGGCTTACTGCAGGATCGTATCCCTTATGTAGACATCACGGGCCTGAAGAATCACAAGGAGGCCGAAAAGAGGCGTCCGCTGCCCACAAAGCCGGCCAAGGTCAAGGCAGACAAGAAGACCCAGGTTGGGCCAGAAGATACCAAGCTCAAGACGGCTAAGGCAACTACTGCGCCTATCGGTAACGAGGTCGGGTATAAACCAGCCGCAGGGCAAAAAATAACGGCCGCGAAAGCCCCCTCACCTACCTGGCCGCACAACCCAGCGGTGGGTAAAAAACTAGCTTCTGTGTCCTACGATCACACGCAGTCCGCGGCTAATCACTTCAACACCAGCTGGAAGAAGATCCACCCGCTGGATCGAGTGAAGCTGGCGCAGAAGTTAGTACCCGACGCTCGGGCTCTAGGTATCGAGTTGGTCCCCGAAGCCTATGCCTACGCCTCCGGAGTGATGGACGCCGGGCGGGTGAAGGTCGCCCTGCAAACTCGTCAGGTTCTGTCTTCGGGTAATCCCATCTACAGCGACCTGCAGAAGATTGCCTCGGATTGTTCTTCGACTGAGATGATAGAGGCCATTTGGCAAGCTGATGAGGATACAGGTCTCTCCAGGTTCTGGAACTCCAAGATCGATGACCCGTTCTTGTCGGTTATGCAGGCAGCCCCAAACAAGATCTCAGGCAAGATCAAGACAGCAGAGGCCGCTGAGGATACCCGATTTGCCGTGGGCGGCAGTATCGTTACTGATTCTGATCTCAAGAATCTAGCAGAGCGCCGTCGTGATCTGGTGTGCACGCAGTTCGGGGAGGACTTTGGCAAGGAATTCTGCAAGCATCCGGTTCAAGTGTTCAAGTCAATGCCCGACTCTACCAAGGAAGTCCTTGGGCGCATGGCTCGTGATCAGATCGGGGCGCTGAAGGATCAGACGTGAACTCCAAAGCCCTTTCAATAATGGCTGAGGAGCTAAGTAAGATGGCTGCCGGACGCATGGCCACCATCATTGCTGGGCTAAAGTCAGGGGCTAAAGAGTCATTCAAGCACCCCATCGGTACGCTGAGGAAGACGTGGGGCAGGGATACACGTAACCAGCTGCGGACTCTCAAGAGCGCTGATGAGCTGGGCGATGTTGCAGCGCGAGAGTTTAAGGCGCGGATGAAGGATGTACCCCCGGAAATTGACTCCCTGTTTGGGTTAGGAAAACTACGCGAACTTGGCGAAGCAGAGTTGCTGCGGGCAAAACTTCATAACAGGGCCGTCCGTGATGCTTTGCTTGGTCATCGAGTAGGTGCGCATGCTGCTCCAGCAGCAGCATTGGGCGCGTTGTCCCTAGGCGGCTACGCAGTACACGCAGCTAAGAAACCAGAGCCTGATTACCGCACTAAGGTAGCTAAACTTCGCGTAAAGGATATCGAAGACGATCTCGGGTTTGTCCTAGACCGCACGGAAGAAAAGAAGCTCCGCGAGAACTTCAAAGATCAGCTCAGCCGTAGTTTTACCCTGCGGCACCCCATCCTAACGGGCATCCCTACGCTAGGTATTGCCCCAGCAATTGCAAAGAAGCGGGCGTTAGCTCGTTCTAAGCGCAGGCTCCTTAGGGATAGCCCCTACCTGCGTAAGAAGGTGCATAGGCATAGCGTAGGTTTGCCCATTGAGGACCTTGAGAGCTACGCCCATAAGACAGATCGTATTCGCGCCCATCAAGGGGAACGAACGGCTAAGTCCTTAGGGCAGAGTGCTATCGCGGCACTTCTGCTTCACAGGGCAACAGGAAAGCAAGAGCGGTAGCATTGATGCCGGAGTTTACACCAAAGACGCTGCTATCAAGCTACACGGCCCATCCGCTAGTACTGGATCTGTACTTAGTCAAGCATCTGGGTACTGAGTATTACCTTTGGGAGCCTGAGACCGTGTGGGCGGAAGCTATGCGAGTAGCTAAGGCGCCCAATATCTCAGAGGTCAACAAGAACAAGATTCAGGCTATTCGAACGGTGCATCTGACGGACAGCGTCTTCAAGCGCTGGGAAGTCTACGAGAAGGTCGTTATTGCCCTCAACTCGATCATCCCTCGCTTTGATGTCATGCAGAAGCCGGATCTAGGGCAGTTTGTGTTGGGGGTTAGCACCATCTATAAGCTCCGCTCAGATACATTTTCTGAAGAAGTAGCCGCGTACACAGCGGCGGCGTTGCTAGCAGATGGAGTTCTTTACGGGCCTCCCCCACTGGAGTTCTGCAACCAGCCACTAGCTAACTTCAAGGATGTCCCCCACGGGCTTATTGCGAAGATCAAAGCAGCGCTGGAGTCCGGCGCAACCTCCGAGGACGAAACTATCCAGCGCCAGCTCGCCAAGATCAAAGAGGCCAAGCTATACTCGGCCGAGGCGAGTAAGAACCTTCTTGAGCAACTGAGGCTCCTGCATGAATCCGACCCAGCTCCGAGCCTTTCACGATGAGCTTGAGAAGATAGCTCTCGCGGTAGGTGGGGCCGAGGTTGGATTATTGAGGCGGCTGGGTCGTGGGGTTACCCAAGGAGTTAAGCGACAGTGGCACGGTTTTGCTGGCGGAAATGCACTTAGGCCCACCGACAAGAGCCTACTAGAAGAAGCCGGTCACATGCTTAGGCACCCCAGGAAAGCCACATCCACTGGCTGGAAAGGCATGGGGCTGACTGAGAAATCTTTGCTGACCGGATTGGCCGGGTTAGAGTTACCCGATGCCGCGCGTTCTCCGGACAAGGGCAAACGCTTTGGTAGTCTGCTAGGAAGTACACTGGGCTGGTTGGCATTTCGTAAGACACCTATTGTAGCAAACCTGGTAGGCTCCATCGGAGCAGGTATGGCAGGCGGGAAGGTTGGGGACATGATTCACAGAGCGCTACGTAAACCTCAGCGCCAATACCCGGGTGGACGGTAATCCATGGGAGACTTTCCACTGGGCGCAGATACTCTTGCCCCAGGTAGCGTGGGGCGCTTTGCTAGCCATAGGCTAAGCCAAGGCACCAAGAAGACTACTCCCTACCCAAACCCGTTCTTCGATATCGCTCAGCAGTACATGCCTGGGTCCATCAAGGACTTGTTCAGGTGGTGCCGTTACTACGCGATGAATAACTCACTGATTGCCACGGTGCTCTACAAGATGAGCTCCTACCCAATCACGGATGTTATCTACGAGACAACCAACCCAGGGGAATTGCAGCGCTGGCGTAATCTCTTTGAGGATCACTTCAAGATTCGCCCATTTTTGATTGAGGCCAACCTGGACCGGTTGTGCTACGGGAATGCCTTCTTGTCTGTGGTTTTCCCGTTCCACAAGATGCTCACCTGCAGATCCTGCAAGTTTGAAGCGCGTATTGACCGCACGAGCTATCGTTTCAAAGCGCATGAGTTTGTCATGCTCTGTGACAAGTGCGGGAACGAGGGCGTCGCAGACGTCAAAGACAAGTACACCAAGAATGTCGAGGGTGTGAAGTTAGTCCGGTGGAATCCGGACAACATAACCATTCAGCACAATGAGATTACCGGGGAGAAGATCTACTACTACGATCTGCCCAAATCGACGCGTAATGACATCGCGCTGGGTAAGCCCTCTACCATTGAATCACTCCCACAGGCCTTCCTAGAGGCAGCACGCAAGAACAAGAACATCCGAGTCAAGCCAGGGCACATCTTCCACATCAGACGCCCCACAATCTCCAGATTTGACGCTGGCTGGGGGCAACCACTCATCAGCCAGGTGCTCAAGCAGATCTTCTATCTGCAGGTGCTACAGAAGGCCCAGGAAAGCATTTTCTTTGGCTACATTACCCCTATGCGGGTTATCTTCCCCGCGGCCGGTAGTGGCAGCTCCGAGCCTTATTCGATGGTCAACCTCTCGGATTGGCGCGAGAAGGTTGCTGATGAAATACGGGAACATCGCCGTGACTCAAACTATGTAGCTGTGATGCCCCTACCGGTCGGGTATCAGAACATCGGAGGAGAGGGCAAAGCCCTCATGCTTGCCAATGAGATACGCGTGTGGAGCGAGCACATAGTTTCCGGGATGGGAGTACCCCCAGAATTAATTTTCTCAGGTATGAGC